ATCCTATCAATACTACTTATACAAGTTTCGAGATAGTCAATCTTTTGTTTGGCGCGGCACAACTCTTTATCACTTTCGATATAGATTGGTAAGTCGCCCTTGAGGACCTTGAGGTCAAACGGGTTTTCTTTGTATACTTGTGCTGGCGCTTTACCAGAATAGTATTCATACTTGTCACGATACAGTTGCTTGTATTTGACTTCCGCTTCGGACAGCATGAGTTTGAAGTTATTATAAAATTGCAAATACTTTGCATGGAGTCTGGGAGTTTCCAAACTATCATTTGCCAACAACTCAGGCAACTCCCTGTGGTCGAAGAATGCTTCTGAATCTTTCTTCCACAACTCCTCAATTTTTTCGATATTCATGTAATAGTGTTATCGCGTTGGGTGGATTCGCCAGAGCGGAATTCGTATCCAGTGTATCTGAATGTTGCCGTTGCTGTGGCATACTCTGACCCATCCACTATAGCAGAGAAGTCCAACCCACTCAACGATACTGGAAAGAGGTCTGTGAATACAATATTCATATTCATGTTAAAATTACTATTGAGAATAGTAAGAGTCGCGTCTGCAAATACTGTGGGTTCTGATTCATCACCACCATACAGACTCGACATTTCATCCATCAATCTCTTGCGCTCACCCGATTTACCATCTGGTTGACCCAATGCCCGCATCCAGTTATGCAGAATCAAATAATTCTGCATGTCTTCATCGATGATAAACTGCAATGACAGTTGGTCATATGTAATGAATCCATCCATGGGAAGAGGACGAAACATTGTTGACTGCTCAGGCACACTGAGAGTCATTGCAGGGATGTTTGCAGACTGACAAAAGTATGCAACCTTAGGAAATTTTGCCAATAGAAACCTAAACCCAATGGGTGAGAGAAAGTTTCTATTTTCAATCTGCTTATTCCAGCTCGTCATGGTGCCTCGTTATTTTCTTCGCCATACCAAAAATCATACCAGTCATCATCGTCTGCTTCATATATTGGACATGGCTCTTCCATGAGCATGTCATTCTTTGCTCTTGCGACTCTTCGCTTGAGAATCTCCTTGTCAATATCTGTATTCATCGATGATATCCAGTATAGTATTTAGGGTTTGATGTGCTGAATCTTTTTGTTGGTCCGTCCATTCATTATAGAATTTTCCTTCAAACAAATCACGTTTTAGTTTAAGGATTCTAACCTTGAAATCACCTTTTTCCATTTGTCCTCGCGGCATAACTACCCTCAGCATACCAGTATTTAACATAAAAAAAAGGTGCCCGAAGGCACCTTTGTAAGGATATCGTGACGCAAATCACATGAGGTTAGCAACCTTGACGCGACGATAGTAACGGTTTGCGTTAGCGGTGAGTGCGCCAACACCTTGGGTAAGACCCTCAGCGAAAGGATTAGCGACCATGCCGTAGCGGGTCTTAAAGCCAATCTTGGGCTGGAAGGTGTCAGGTCCAACAGCACGGACCATCTGCAGGGGCACATAGGGGCAGTAGAAGAGACCTGCGTCATATGCGCTGCTACCCTTGTAACCTGCCACATAGAAGTGGTTGTCGGAAACGTTTGCAGAGTAGGGGTCAACATAGACCTTGATGCGACCGTTGAGGGTACCAGCAAGGGTGCTGGAGTTGTCATCGGGCAGCAGGTTGCTGTTGCCAGACAGAGCAGGGGTGTAATCGAGCACACCAGCCATGGACAGAGCAGATGCCACATCAGCAGAGCAGATGAGGATGTTGCCCTTTCCGCGACGAGTCTCGTGACCGATTGCATTCATGTCACGCTCAATCTGGAAGAGAAGACCTTTGAACTTCTCAACCGACCAGCGACCGTTGGAGTCAACGTCGAGGTCGAAGGTGCCTGCAGTTGCAGTGTTGTTCTGAGCGCCAGGACGAGCGATCTTGTAAACAGTTCTGACAACCTCACGGTTGATTTCAGCCAGCACTTCAGTGCTGAGGATGTTTGCAAGCTCGGACTCAGCGTCCAGACCATGCACTGCCTTCAGGTCTTGAGCAAGCTCAAGGCTGTATTCTGCTTTCAGAGCACGGGACTTCGCAGTAACGGTGACCTTCTCGATCGAGAAGCCCATTTCGTTGAAGTGGTTGCCAGAGGCATCACCCAGTGCTTCAGACTGAGCAGTTGTCATGCCCTGACCACCGATGGTGTAGTTACCAGCGCCGTCAGCAAGCAGACCAGGGTTGCTACCAGTCTGAGTGTTAGAAGCAAGGCTGTTGCCGCTATTCTCAGAGGAATGCTCGGTGTCAACTTCGTTGAAGAAGGTCTCAACACCGCTGTTGTTGATGTCTCTGTTGGTGCCCTTGGTGGAGCGCATTGCAAAGATAAGACCTGTAGGACCAGTCATGGGCTGGACGCCACAGATATCATATGCAATCAGCTTGGGCATCGAGCGACGGATGAGGCTGATGAGCACAGGGTCGAAACCTGCAACAGGACCTGTTGCTGTGCTGCTACCAGTGTAGCCAGCGCCACCAAGAGAGTTGGTAGGTGCTGCTTCAGTAATCATTCCACGCTCTTGAGCGTTGAATTTTTCTTGGTTTTCCAGGAGGACAGAGGTAACCGCCTTTCTGTAGGTATCCTTAATAGGATCGAGCTCAGAATGCTCAAGAATGGGGTCCCACTTTTCCTGGAGTGCTTCTGCGTTAAACATTGCTTACTCCGTTAAAAGATAGTGGTTTGGATTATTTGCTCCAGCGGGAAATCGCTGCCGCATATGCAGACATGGCATCACCCGTGGGTGCATTCTCTACTTCAACATCCTCTGTCACTGTAGTAACTTCGGGTTTGGTGGAGAAATATGATTCACGAAGAGTAGTGACCTTCGCACGGAAAGACTCTTCCTCTTCAAACTCAACAGCTTCTGCCAGAGATGCCAGTTTCTCACGTTGCGTGAGAGACAGACCCTCGGAGATTTCTGTCACAATCCCATTCTTCATATAGTTACCAACTTCCTTGGAGAGGTTGACGTTTTCTTCAATGCTATCGTTGAGTTTAGCTTCCATAGTCTGGAGTTGCTCTTGCAGAGTATCTACAAGGTCAACTTTCTCGTCGGGAATATCAATGAAATTCTCAACGAAAACTTGCTTGATACCAGTCAGAACCGACTCTGCCATCTCAGTCTTAATGCCGTGCTCGATTGCCAGTTCGTTTTGCTTCATCCACTGGGTCACAGCATAAGAGAGATACTCATCAACTTGCTCGGAGAGCTCGGTTTTGACAGTCTCAATTTCTTCTTCAAGGACTTTTGCATAGTCCTCGTGCATCTTCTCCATCTCTTCATTGAGACGGGAGATGACTGCTGCTTCAAAGATGGTCTTTGCCTTTTCTTTGAATTCTTCAGAGAGATCTTCACCCTCTGTAAGCGCCGCTACATCGGAAGAGAGGTCAACTTCGATGAAAGTCTCCTCAACTTCTTGCTCAGCAATGACTTCACCCTCAACTTCCTCTTCCTCACGGCGGGTTTTGAAGGAGTCTTGCTTATCGCCAGAAGCATCCGAAGGCTTGGTCTTAGGTGCTGCAGCATTACCACCCGCGACGGTCTTATACTTGTTAGACTCATCATCGGGACGGGAATTTTGAGGCGTAGGACCACCCAGGTCTTGCACACCGCTGAGGCTACTGCCGTCTGCTTCCAGCTTGGGCTGGGGGTCAGCTGCTTTAGCACCTGCGGTTACGCTGGATTCATCCAAATTTTTATTCTCTTCAGACATTGTAGTCTCCTTTAGTCAATGTGCGATTCGCTATAGTTATTTATATTTTAGAAACTTTGAAGAAGCTTATGAAACGCGGAAAGTTTCACTTGCTCCATCTGGTTTTGCGCGGCATTGTCAATCCGACGCTTCACTTGCTCAATGGATTGCTCATGAATAGCACCACCAGCTAATACCCACTCCTTACCTTCCATGATTCCATTCACAAAAGCATCTGGAGCGGATGGGTCTGCTACAATGTCAGCAGCAGTTGCGAGCATAAAGTCATCAGCGACAACCTTCATGCCATTTTCTTCTTTAATCGACCCAAGACCGCGAGAAGAAACACCGAGTTTTACACCTTCATCTAGCAACGATTTTGCAATGTTGCCCATTGGGGTGTCGAGGAGTCTTGCCTTTCCTAGGAAATTAGTCCCTTCTTTTTGCAAAGAAGTGATGATATGCGAAACTCTATCCAGATTGATGGTGGGTCCATCGGGATGACCAAGCTCACCAAGAGCGCGTCCCTTCTGAATATAAGATTCATTATATTTAGCAACTTCTCGCTCAAGCACCTCAGTGGGATACATTCTTCCATTGCGATTCTTGATAGCGGACTGCAGGAAGACACCTTCGATAAAATGGCGCTTTTGACCATTCTTACCTTCAGTGATAACTACCTTAGCAGTTTCAATTTCCTCCCTGATCAGTTTCATCTGTTGTTTCCTCTTCTTCAGTTGTTTCGGTTTCGGACTCTACGTTGTCTTCCACTTCAGGTTGAAACACTTTCGCGCCAACCTCTTTTTTAAGATTCTCAATCGAATCTATAGCGAGAGCATTCATACCTGTTGCCACAAATTGTGAGAGGTCTTTTTGACCCGCAAACAAAGTATTAACGATATCTCTTGCAGCGTCTGTAGGCATAACTAAAATTTATCGATACTACTATTTAGACATTTCCTTTTTCGTAATCTGCGGGGTCGATTCCTTCTTCCTCTTCCTGCGGAGGTTGAAGATTCATCGCCATCTGCTCATGCTCCATAGCAGGCATTGCCATGGGGTCAATCAACTTACCATCGGCAATTTCTTTCTCCATTTGTTTATCAATCTCCTTAAATTCCGCATCGGTCTGACGCAGAATCTTACGACGAAGATATTCGGCAGAGAAATATTTACCTGCATAGGGGTCCATTTGAGCGAGAAGTGCCATCCGCTCATTCATAATTTCCTTCTCTTTCAATTCGGAGAAGTAATTGTCAGCAATGAAGTCGAATTGAATTCTCTCCTTCATTTGATCCCACTCGTCAAGAGTGCAAACACCCCTAAGGACAAGTTGAGTCTTCAGCAAATCACTGAAGAGGTCTGAGAATTTCTTGCGGAGACGGACGATAAACTTCTGAAATTTAACTTCATCACGGGTAATCTCTGCAGAGCGACCAACGTTAAAAGCACTATCAGACTCCAACCGAGACTCGGGGACATTGAGCGAGCGATACAGTTTCTTTTGGAAATACTTAACGTCTTCCAACTCACCCAAGTTTTGCCCACCAGGGAGCGTAGTAATTTCCGTGCCGCGACCACCTTCACGTCTAGGAAGCCAGAAGTCTTCCAGCATAGACATGAATTTTTTGTCGTCACGAATCTCTCCAGTGTCAGCATTATAAACCAGTTTGTTTCTATAACGAGACATCACCTCACGCAGATACTGCTCTGCTTTTTGCTTAGGCAAATTGCCAACGTCAATGTAAAAAATACGACGCTCAGGTGCGCGGGAGAGACGGTAGATAACCAGGGAGTCCTCAATCATTCTTAGTTGATTGAGTGCTTTGATTGCCTTGTGAAGATGTGACAGCACATAGTTGCGCTGCATGTCAAGTTGACCTGAGTGAGTAAAGGAAATTGCATCTGGTGCAATCTTGATACCATGGTTTTCGTAACCCTTTAGACCTTTCGGTGAGTAGATATAATACTCTACTGCTTTTGGAATAATTGCATTAACTTGAGGGTCTGCAGGGGATAATCTATCCTTTGGCTTATCATATTCAATAACTTTTTTAATTTTCCGAGGGTCAATATAACGCAACTCGGTAATTCCATCCTGAGGACGCTCAGGATTAATCATTTTATGATAAAAAAGACGCCCGTCAATATACCAACGACGGAAAATATCATACGCCTTTGCATCAAAATCGAGGAGTGAGAGCACATTCTCAAACTCTTCTCTAATTCTTGTCTTGACAGAATTTGAAGCTTCAAGATTTGCCAGGTTGATGTCTACAGGATGGTCGTCAAGGTCACCCGCAATAGCTTCGTTAACAATATCATTAATTGCAGCATCCGCTTCAGGATGCAAAGACATTTCACGGTATCGACCAATCAAATCGATATCGCTTGCCTTGTTAGCTGCATCTCCTAGGTCAACATATTGACCAAAATAACCCCCTGCAGCAATGGGTTGTGCCGCATCATCACTATCCTTATGCACGAAAGAAGGACCCTTTGCAGAGTCCTTCTTCCTATCAAGGGAATAACCAAATAATTGTGACATTAAACTGTCCCGCTTACATTATCAATTATTTATAAGCGTGTATCAATCAGTATCATTCAGCATCAGGATCAGGTGCATTAGCGAGGTCAACATCATTGGTGTATGTCCAGTACTGAACCTGGAATTCAACGGTGTATTCTTCAACGGTGTCATTGCTATCCCATGCAAGGTCGATTGCCGAGATGTTAGAAGGCCAGATACCTTCAAACTTATATGCTCTGACAACTTGCTGTTGACGATTCAACTGATACACAGCGGCGGTTGCCTGGTAATCAGCGATGTTTTCGTAGGACTGATAGTTTTGCTGAAGTGCCTGAATTTTGGTGGACCAAACTTCAAACATCGAGCGGAGTTGGAAGTTCTTGTCATTCATGACAGTGACTGTCCAAGGCTCGAAGGAGCGGTCACCAGCAATTTTCAGTGTGCGACCACGGAAGGGGACATCAATCACACCCACTGTAGAAGCGGGAATGTTTGCTGCCTTAACCAGCATGGTTGCCAGTCCGTTTGCTTGCAGAGTACCTGCCGCAGCAGACTCGCCTGAACTTGCATCAGCATTACCTGAAACACTGGAATCACCCGTATCAGGGGTGGTGCCAATGTCACCAGGGAAGTAGAGTTGGACCTGGAAAAGATTAGGTCTTGCCAGGTCGCTGATTGTGTTTCTAAACTGGAAAATGGGAGCGTTTACCTCATTTCCCTGTGAATTTGCTTTAGTGTCGGCCATTAGGAATCTCCTTTACGATAACTGGGGAAGTGAATTGGTTTAATAATTATCAGGTAGTCAGCTCACTAAACGATGCTCCAGTTCTCGTTGCTGTGAAGGTCAACGTGATGAAGTTGATAGAGCGGGTGGGCTTCACGAAGATTTCTGCGTAGAATTCACCACGGTCGATTGCATCGGCGGGGTTGTTTGTTCTATCGCAGACGACGAGGAAATCAACAATTCCACGACGGGACTGGACTTGACGGAGGAAAGGCTCAACGATGTTCTTGAATTGAGCGCGAGTGAATTCGTCATTCAATTCAAAGAGTTGAGACTTGGCGCTATTAGCGATTGCTTCCTCAATCACCAGGAAGAGGCGTCGGACGTTAATTCTATCGAATGCCGACTGATAACTCAGAGCAGTCTTGTCTCCGAAGAGAATTGTGCCTTCGCCAGGGAAGGTGACGATTGGGTTAACGCGAGAAGCGTAGAGTCTGTCTCTCTGGTCCTTCAGGGGGGAGTATGCCAACTTGATAGAGTTGAGCAGGACGCCTCTGTTGAAACCTGCGGGAGAATACCATGCTTCAGCATTGAGCGTAGTCCGCAACGTCAGACCAGCAACGTCAGCGTTACAAGGAATGTAACGATAGACATCGTTGTATCTATCGTAGATATACTTGTAGTTGTTATCAAAGACAGAGTAGGAGCTGGAAGTCAGTTGGTCGAAGAAGGAGATTGTGCGGTTGACAATCGTGGTTGTGCTGGTTTGACCAACGACATCACTGCGGTTAGGCGAAACAAATGCCATGCAGTCTTGACGAGTATTGGCAATGCTGATGATGTGCTGTGCCTTAGCGAGAGAATCGCTATCGTTAGACATCGAAGGACCCATCAGAAGGTAGTCAATATCGACGGTTTCGGGGTCGTTGAAGAGGTCATAACCACCAAGGACTGCAGTCCTAGTGATGTTATAACCATCAGCACCACCCTGTAGAGAATAAAACAGAGTAGAGTTATTCTTGGTGCCGACCATAGGCACTGCCAGGGAGTTTTCACCATTGGGGTCATCCTTAGTAAGGATAGCAGCATCATTCTTCAGAAGGTCGAAACTTCTGTTGATACCACTCAGACCGAAACCACCAGATGCATTGACGTTAACATCAAACAGGTGAGATGCAGACTCATGAGCAGCCCAGTAGATAAATTCGGAATAAGTCTTAACAACATCCTTGTAGTAGAGATTGTCGCCTTGAGGACCTTTAGCATCAGATGCCTTGGAAACATTCATATGCTTCTCAAGCAGTGCGCCAGGAGTGCCAGTGATTTTACCATCGCCATCCAAGATGAGGATGTGCATCAGGTCACGATAACCACCACGTTCTTCTACCCACTCAGAAGTAGTAGGACGTGCTGCCAGAGATACCCACTTTTGACCAGGTGCATACTCGCGAGTCACATAGTCGTCTTCAACCGAAGCAATGGAAACAGTTGCAGCATTTGCATCGCTAACGCTCTGGTTTGCTTGGAATCTAGGAGACCCAGCATTCAGTGCTACGCGAATTTCGCGAGAGATGCTTTCAATGTCACCAGAATCACCAGTTGCTGAGCCAGGAGCATCATTGTTGTTTGCCAGCTCTGCAATGGTGTCGCCAACTTCCAGGAAGTCGGAAGAAGTGGAATCGATTGTGAGTTCAAGTTGACGGGCTGCTTCGTTATAAGCAACTACGCGACCTGTTACACCACCAGAGTTGGCAGTGATAAAGTTGTCAGCAGCAAAACTACCAATCAGAGTGCTACCCTCTTCAAACTTCACCTTGACAGTATAGGAGTAAACCTTACCGTAGATGTTAGCGGAAGAATAAGCAACTTCTGCACCAGCAGTGAATTCCCACTCGTTAGCAGTGGGTTGTTGTGCATACAGCACTTGGTCAGGACCAGCATCAGTAACTACAATGCGAAGGGAGTGGCCGTGTGTGCCTGCAGACTTAGCGACCCACTTGTAGTTGTTAGCAGCAGTCTCAGGACCTGCCTCATATGCATCCAGATTTTTAATCAGGGGAGCAGTAACACCAGTGGAAGTTCTCTCATTGATGGTGGTCTTCTGAGTAGTGACCGTGGTCAGAGTAACAGTAGAACCATCAGTGTGGGAAGCGGCAGTTGTGCCAAGCACACCACGAGTAACTGTCAGGTTATCACCAGAGATTGCAGTGACCTGCAGATACTCATCATCGATTCTGATGTAGGAGTTTGTGCCAACACCCAGAGTAGTTGCCGAAGTCACTGTCAGAGTCAGGTCCGACGAAGTGAAAGTAGCACCTTCGTTAATGGTGGTGGAAGTTGCACCAGGCTCAATCAGAGTGATGTCGGAATTTGCAGCGTGAGATGCAGCAGAAGTTGCAAGTTGTGCGCGAGTTACGGTAACGTCATTACCAGTAACTGCAGTAACCAGCAGAAGCTCAGCATCAATCAGAAGGACATCATTGACATCGAAGTCGGTCGCAGCCGAAACTGACAGCGTGGTGTCGGTAGAAGTAAAAGTTGTGGTGGTAAAAGTTGCAGTGTCAATCGCATTTGCCAACGAAGGGTTGGCGGTGCGGACTACGCCCAGGGTGCCACCATACAGCAGGTATTGTGCTGCAGTAAACCAATACTCATAGTTATACTCATTGGGTTTACCAAACACTTCAATGAGTTGCTTCTCACTTGAGATGTTAGTAATTTCGTCGATAGGACCCTTTTCAAAAGGACCAACGATAGCTGCAACGTTATCAACCGTTGAGCTTACTACGTTAGTTAGGTCTCTTTCCTTTACGACTACCCCAGGGGAAATCTGTGTTGATGCCATCTGTTAACTCCTGATGATTCCTTTTCGGATGCTGTAAATATTTATTATTTTGCTTTTTTTCAGCGGGGAAACAGGACGTAATCACCAATCTGGATAGTCAGTAATCCATGGTCTCTTATTTCTTCTATATCTAGTATTATTCTTGATTGTGCATTGCTTACAGATATAAGAATAAGCTGACATATTCTTACCTCTATCGGGTCTTGTTTTGTAAAAGTAATCCACTAAAGAAAGAGTGCGAAGACATTTACGGCACTGCCTATCTACAAATAGAAATTCTTCTAAATCTAGACTGTCTTCAAAATCCATTATCGATAGTCCCACATATATGACATATCACCATACTCACCAACAGTATCCGCATTTGCCCAGACTTGTCCTTCTGGGTCTACCATAACCTCATCACCCAAACCGTCATCCATGAATCCAAAGGGTGCCATGTCTGCTTCGATTGCTTCTTTCTGCTCAATATACATACGAGCACGCACATCAGAGTCATGCAATTCTCTAAAATAATCTGTTGTTGCCAACCATGAGAAGATTACCAGACACATAGCAAGGTCATCATTACAACCTTCTTCTGCTTCCCATGCCTGACCCTTCTGGATAAAGGTTGTCAGCTCAGCGATGATGTCATAGTCAGTGAAGATGAGTTTGTCATCCTCAATCAACTGCTTCATGTTTGCACACCCAGTCTTCTTAACTGTGGTAGACATCTTGACACCTAGTTGCACCTTAGACCCAGAGAATCCCTGACCCACAACCTGACCAGCGCGTCCACGCATGGATGCCATCAAAAGATTGTCATACTCCAAATCAAACTGAAGAGTGTCTGCTACCTGTCCACCAATGTCATTGACTTCCACCATGACATATGCATGGTTATATGTCCTAGCAACTTGATCGATGATGTTAGGGAAGAGTAGCGGTTTGATTGTATTGTTTCGATACTTTGCTACCAGTTTATATGGAATAGTAGTAGTGTCCATGACACAGAATGCTGAGTAGTCTTTAGTAAGACCCCTAGCAACGTCAACTGTCATGACATATGTGTGCTCTGGTATTGGCTCTTCATATACATCTAGACCAGCATTAGATGTGAGAGGATCATCGTAGACCAGTGTCTTGAGTTTCGATGATGTAATTAGTGTGTTGACAGACCCAAGAAATTCACACTCAAATTCCTGATTAAACTGCTCTTCTGAGGTGTTGCGTATAGTTTGCTCTTTCCATGCTGCATCTCTACCTGGCACCTCTGACCAGTGGACTTCTGTAGTAGTGTATTCATTCTTGCCCTTCTCTGCATCATGCCAGAGTTTGTAAAACATATTCATCCCCTTGGGCGTGGAGATGATAATCACTTTGGTAGATTTACCAGAAGAGATAGTAGGATAAACAGAGCTAAAGAACTCGTCAGCAATATGCGTTGGGATGAATGCAAACTCGTCCAGGAAAATGATATTAAAAGACATACCCCGCACAGCAGAAGCTGAAGTAGAAGCAGCCATGATTTTACTTCCATTCTCCAATTCCAGACTGCCTCTGTTCCAGTTGACAACCCCTTGCTGGAGCCAGTTGGGGAGGTTTTCATATGATAGTTGCAGACGTTGGAGCATTTCTCTCGCCGTCGCTGCCTTGTTAGCAAGGATGGCAATGTTGACATTATCGTGGAAGAGTGCATACCACAGCAGATATGCAGTCACAACAGTAGACTTTCCTGACTGTCGAGGAAGCTTAGCAATATTGAATCGGTTTTCATTAAACCGATTAACCATCTTTTCTTGAAAGTCATATAACTCAAAAGGGACAAGACCCCTATCAAGAGAAATAATCCTAATATACTTTTTAATAAAGTATACAGGGTTTGTGCTGCATTTTACAAATTCTTCAACCTGCTCACTCGTGAAATTTTGTGCTACATTCGCACGCTTGAGATTAGGATTACCAAGATAAATGTCAGTTTGATTACTCATTCTACAAGGGTGCCATGTGCTCTACGAATCTCTCTCAACTCTTCAAAGTCTTTCTTCTTTGTACCACCATCATATTCCCAGGCATAACCTTCGGTAATCATCTGCTCATTCAGTGATACTTCTTCATCTCCGATATATAACCAACCAAGAAGGCGACCGTACTTACCCATACCACCAACCAAT